GACACCCTTCGTCGTCCGGGTGACGCTGATGCTCGTCATCCCCGTCAGCCCGTCCGCGATGATGACCACCGGCGCATAGGGCGTGCCGGCCATGCCGGTCCCGCTGAACGTCAGCGTGAAGCTGGCGACGGTGCCGGCCACGACGACCTTGTTGGCGCCGAGCGCGGCGTCCACCGCCGACTGGATCGCCGCGAGGTTCGCGTTGTACGCGATCAGGGGGGTCTGCTTGATGTTGCCCAGCGGGTTGACGAACGAGATCATAAACCCGCCGGCCGACAGCGTGCCGGCGATGGCGACGGTCTGCACCTCGTTCACCGCGGCCTGGAGGGCGAGCTTGCTGCCGCCGGAATCGCGCAGCACCTGGCCGAGCACGATGGTCTGCGAGGCGCCCACGGTCACGACCTGGCGGCTGTAGCGCTCGTCGCGCTCCCACTGGATGATGTCGCCGATCTTCTTGCCTTCGGTCAAAACGGCCATTGCTTCTCTCCTGCGGGCAGTCCCGCGCTACTGTCCTTGTGTCCTACTTGCCGGCGTACTGGGCCTTGAACTGCTCCGCACGGCGCTTCGCGTCGCGGACGACCGCCGGCTCGTCGCCCGCTTCCTTCCCCTTGGAGAGCGACACATTGACCTGCGGGCCGGACTTCTCGCCCGTCTTGACCGGCGTGTTCTCGCTCAGCGCGGCCACGATTGCGTCGATCGCGCTGCCGTCATCGCCGCGCGACAGCGCCACGGCGAGCTTCTCGTTGTCCTTCCCCAGCAGGGCCGCGGCGAGCTTGTCGCGGGCGGCCGGCGTGAGGCGGCTGGCGGCCACCAGGCCGTCCAGCTTGAGCTTCGCGTTGTCCGCCGCCAGCTTGACCATCAGCGGGTCCGCCTTGCGGCTGGCCGCGACCTTGAGCTGCTCCGCCTCGGCCTTGGCCTCGGTCGCCTCCTCCTCCTTGGCCTTGAGGTCGGCCGCGGCCTTGTCGCGGGCCTCGATCAGCTCGGTGATGCCCGCCGTGAGCAGCTCCTCGGCGTTTTCCTCCGTCAGCTCCTTCGCGAGCTTGAGGGTCTTGGCGAGCTTCTTCGCGAACTCCAGCTTGTTCACAACTGCCTCCTTTGATGCGGCGAGCGGAATGAACTCGCCCAGGCCCGGCACCACCGGATCGGTGCAGAGCGCGACATGCTCGATGGGTCGGGTGTACTTGTTACCCTTCCCGTCCGTGAAGTCGATGGGCACATAGATCGACACATCGGAGCGCTGCGCCGCGGCGATCCCGTCGTCGCCCACCATGCGCAGCACGCCCACCAGCGTGTCGCCCTCGACAAACAGCTCCTCGACGTACCCCCGGTTGGCGTCAGCATTGCCGGCGTTGTGGTGCCCGTTCGGGACCGGCACCCGCACGCCGTTCGCCTTCATGCGCTCGAACTGCTCGACGAAGTGCGCCAGCGTGTGCGGCGTGACCTCGAACTCGATCCCGTCCTCGTCCTTCACGTAGTGGCCGGTGCGGATCAGCTCCTTGCGGAACCGCCGCTCCACGCGCCCGTCCGCTTTCGTCTGCGGGCCGGCGGCCAGCCAGAGCGTGCCGAGCCGGGGCGTCAGGATGGAGCCGAGTCGATCCGTCATGCCCCATAGTACGCCGGCGCCGGGAAAGTCAAATCGGCGTCAGCGTGGCGCCCGGCATTTCGATCAGCACGCCGGGATTGAACCGGAAGCCCTCATCGGCTCCGGGATGCACCGGCTTGCCGTTGATCTCCACCTCGTCCGGCGGCATCACGACGGGACGCTGCTCGTACAGCGGGAGCGCCTGACAGCGGCACGCCCACCCGTTCGGCGGGTAGTTCTCCTGCCAGAACGGGTCGGTCTTGGGCAGCGTCACGCCGTCCAGCGCGATGTGGCTGTCCCGCACGCGGTCATCGCCGACCGTCACGTACTTGTAGCCCCACAGGATTTCCTGCGCATCGGGCGACTGCTCGACCTGCACCTTGCCCGCCGCGTAAGCCAGGGCGCTCTGCGTGCGGTACACCCCTTCGAGCGTGAAGCTGTTCCCCGGCACGATGCCGGCCTTCGCGAACTCCAGCCGGAGCTGCTTCACCCCGTCGCGGACGTGCAGCCCCTCCGTGCCGATCCGCAGCATCGCCCGCTCAATGCGCCGCTCGACCGCCGCACTCGTGTCGTGCGTGATCCGCAGCGCACGGGTCGCGAGCTGCCGCTCCAGCGCCTTGAGCGTGGCATCCGGCAGGCGCAGCCGGCGCCGCAACGCCGTCACCGCGCCCTGGTACACGTCGCTCACCGCGAGGGAAAGCGGCGCCGGCACGAGCAGCATCCCACGCCGGACGCCCAGCAGGACGCTGACGAGCATGGCGGACGTGACCAGCGGGTGCAGGCGCTCCAGCTCAGCCCGCACGGGCGGCACGGGATCGGCGCCGCGCCGCAAGGCGCGCAATGCGGCGAGCATAGCCCGCCAGCCGATCTGCTGCGCGGCGTCCACCCCGCGCTCGATGGTCTGGGCGAAGTCGAGGGCGAGCGTGTGGGCCAGCCGGCGTTCCTGCGGCGTCACCCGTCCTGGCACGGATCACGCTCCCGCGCCCTGAGCGTACAGCGTTCGCACCGACCGCGCCAGCGGGTCGTCCGCGTCCATGCCGGGCACTTGCGGCAGCACCCGCGGCTCGGTCGGCGTCACCTCGGCGGCCTTGGGCACGCCCAGCGTGTCCTTCAGCGCGTCGCGGTCGATGGTCGCGAACTCCTCCAGGAACCCGTTGGGGTTCTCCAGCAGCTTGCGGTAAATCTCGCGCAGCCACTGCTGCGCGTCGTCGGACAGGGGCGACGCCTTGAGCCGCACCTTGCCGCGCATCTCCTCGCCCCAGTTGAGCGCCAGGAGCTGGTCCAGCATGTACCAGTTGACCATGCGGGTGACGTGCCGATGCTCCAGGTCGCGCTGCGTCACCGCGGCGTCGGCGTGGACGCCGGCCTCGGCCTTCGTGCCGAACTGGCCCTCCAGCAGCGACCGCTCGGGCAGCAGCAGCCCGCGCACCATCAGCTTGTCCAGGTAGTTCAGCCGCTCGATGAACGACGGCTGGCGCGGGCTGTCGTCCGACAGCATCGTGATTTCCCAGCTCTTGTCGGGCGCCTGCGCGTTGAGCTGGTCCAGGTACTTCGCGACGATCCGCGGCACCGACACCGCCCCGCTGGCCTCCAGCGTCTTGAGGATGCGGTCGGCGAGTACGCCGTTGTCCTCCTCCTTCCCGGTGGTGCCGTCGATGCTCGTCCCAGGCGGGTAGTACACGACCCAGTGCGACCCGGCCAGCTTGCGGTCGTAGCGGGCCGCCCCGGCGTCGGCGTCGCTCCAGGTGTTGTACGTCGGCCGGATGTTCTCCAGCAGGCTCGCGCCGTACCAGTTCGTGCCCTCCACCCGGAACGGCACGTTGAAGGCGTACTCCACCGGGATCGTGATTGGCTCGCCGTCGCTGGGTGTCTGCTTGAATCCGTTGAATGCGCCCGTTCGCTTGACGATCAGCACCTCGGTGATGTCCACCAGCAGCGGCTTGAGCTTCTGGAGGCCGATCCGCCCGTCGCGCGTCACGTAAAACACCTTCTCGAACGGCGCCCAGCCGTAGTCGATGCCGCACTCCATTGCGCTCTGCATCAGCGGCTCGTGCAGCCCGATGAGCTGGTCCTGCACGAACTTGACCACATCATCGTCCACGTCGTCGTCCGCCTCGACGGACCACTCCGCGGCCACCACCGGCGCGATCGACAGCGCCCGCGCGAGCGCGATCGTCGGGTGCCTGCGGATCGTGCGGTACGTCGCGTAGGTGGCCGGCAGGTACTTCGCCAGCTCGTTCACGCCGGTCACGCGGCCGATGAGCTGCGGACCAGTGACCTCCGTGCCCAGGGGCACAACGGGCGTGGCGGGAGCGTCGGACAGGGACACGTCTTTGCTGCGTCGGGGGCGCCTTGGCATCTCTCACCTCATCTGTCGAATAGTAACCAGCGGCGTCGCCTGCTCCAGTTCAACCCGGATCGGGAACAGGCGATACACGGCGTAGCCCATCGCGTCGGTGATATGCCCCACGTCCGAGCCGGGCGGGTCCGCCGGCTCGCGCGTCCCCGGCTTGTAGTAGCGGTTCTCCAGGTCCGCGATCAGGTTCACGCAGCCCGGGTCGATGAACATGCGCCGCTCGCCGGCGGCGTTCAGCAGCATGGCGTTGCAGGCGGCAAAACGGTCCGCAATCGGCGGATTCGTCGGCGGGTAGTGGACCGTGCGGCCCAGCCGCTTGAACCGCTCGTCGTTCAGGATTTGCGCGTAGTCGGTTTCCGCGGCGGCGGTCTTGCGGGCGGCGCCCGTGGCGTCGCCGTAGAACTCGCTCCCGCCCTGGTGGTCGCGGTAGAGCTGGTCCAGCGCGTCCAGCGCCGCCTGTGTGTTCGCGTCCCGCAGGAACAGCTCCTTGAGCCACTCGATCCGGTTCGGGTAGCGGTGCCCGATGACCCATGCCATCGGGCTGACGTTGAAATCACTCCCCACGATCAGCGGCTTGTCGGGGTGATACGCCACTGGCCGGACGTTGTACTGGCGGTCAAACGTGTAGAAGATGCCCCCGCCGGCGGATTGCCACGTTGCCTCGCACTGCTCCAGAAAGTCCTTCGGGTCGAGCGTGCGACGCATCAGCTCGATAATGTCGGGCGG